TTTAATGTGCAATGGTTTCATTTCTGACCAGTTCTTGCCGCCTTCGTGGTTTACTTTAAACTTGCCGAATCTTGTATTACTAAATAGTTTTGAAATCTTATTTATGTCATATTGATCTTCTTCTGCTAAATCGATAACCAAGCTATCGTGATTACAGAACTTAACAAAAGATTTCTTACCCTCAAGGAACTCCCAAACTTTATACATCTGTTCGAAAACCAAATCTGCGGCTGTAGATTGAATAATGTAACTAATCGCATGATCTTCGTCTGCGTCAATCTCGCGACCGAACTGCGTGTAAACTTTACCCAAAACTTTATCAAAATACATATCTTTTAGGATTTTACGGTCGTAAATCTTGTCTACCTTATCATCCGTGCTGTTTGGATTGTAAAGCCAGGAAAATATCCTTTTCTTTGCGTTTTCTCTACTTTTAGTTCTGGTAAAGACATTTTTAAGATTCCAATCATGTAAGTCTTCCTCGGGCTGATCGTGACCAAGCAGAGCAAGGGCAACTCGTAGCTCGCAAGCATTGAAGTCTAACTCATAAAGCCAATCGTTAGTAGGGGTAACAATCTGT